ACCCGCCCCACACACATTGCACAACCCAGAATCAAACGGACAAGCAAAGAAATTACAATTCCACATGGGCAATAAGCGTGAGGAATCAATTAAAGACAGAGTATTTAATCAACTATTCAACTAACCACAAAAATGAACAATAATCTAAACAAAATCAATTTGAGTGGCCCAACAGTTTCCCCCAATACCTACGCGGGTCTTTGGAGTGGCAAGTATGTGGCCGCTGCCCTTTTGTCGGGTGAAACCTTGGCAAAGGATCTTATCACATTGCACCCCAATGTTGCTTACAAAGAAGTTATCCGTAATTGGCAGAACTCTGTATCAATCGATTCTGCAACTTGTGATTACACAGACAACTCATCAGTTACTTTGGGTGAATATGTGTTGACCACAGTTGAAAAGCAAGTAAACATGACTTTGTGTAAAAACAACTTGCGTACAACATGGGAAGCAGCCCAAGCGGGATTCAGTGCATTTGAAAAATTACCAGCAACATTTGAGGAATTTTTATTGGCCCAGGTGGCCGCAGAAGTTGCCCAAGGTATTGAATTAGGTATTTGGAAAACCAACACATTCTACACGGGTGGTATGGTTCAATACTTGATTGATAACTCATCAATTGTTCGTCCATTCTCGGGTGCTACAAGTGGATCAAATGTTGTTGCTCGTTTGCAAGAAGCATTGGATTACTCACCCGCTGCATTGTATGGCAAAGAAGGTTACCAATACTATGTTGGCCCCGTTACCATGAAGGCGTATCAAGCGGCGTTATCTGCGGGTAACTACAATTTCCAATTCTATGTTGGTGAGAAGCCAATGAACTTCCAAGGTATTCCCGTTACCATGTGTCCTGGTCTTAACGATTCGGATTGTGTATTGGGTCTTAAAAGTGATTTGCACTTTGGAACGGGATTGTTGAGTGATTACAACGAAGTGAAGGTAATTGATATGGCCGACATTGACGGAAGTCAGAATGTTCGTACAATCATGCGTTTCACGGGTGGTATCATTGCTACAAACCCAACTCAACAAGTTGTAATTAATGTAACCTAATCCGATAAGGAAAATATAAACTTGGGGTGGGCATAAACACCCGCCCCTTTTTTTTAACCAAGATAATAGAAAAGATATGCCAAGTTGTGGAACATTATTAGGAAGATACGAACCGTGTAAGCAATATGTCGGTGGAATTAAAGTTGCATACTTTATTCCATTTGAATTTGCAAACCGCGTGACGAAGAACGGAAGTGGAGTTGTAACATTGATTGACAATGGTTCAAATACAACACCAATTGCAGCCCCATTTTGGGAATTGAAAGGTTTGTCAACCATGGAAACAACCATCACCGCATCACGCGATAATGGAACATCAATGTATGAAACCATCTTTACTTTGTCATTTAAGCCAAGTGGCCTTACCGCCACCACGGGAGATGCCGATATGGATGCAATACAGACATTGACAAAAGGAAGATGGCAAATCATCGTTTGGGATAGAAACGACCAAATGTGGTTGTTGGGTGAAACTTTGGGTTGTGATGCCAATGGCGGATCATCTTCATGGGGTGTACAGATGGGAGATGCTCGTTTGAATACCATCACTTTTTCAAGCCAAGAGAAATTACCCCCAGGAATTGTTGATGCCAATTCAGCGGCAAGTATCGCATTGGTGATTACACCAACAATGCCCGTTTAAGTATTAATTATATTTCCATGTGAAGCCCTCGCCATTCGGTGGGGGTTTTTCATTTATAACAAAAAATGTATTTTGCGTTTTATAGGTATGCACATCAATAACGCATCCACCAATATCAATTTCACATCGTTTGTGGAATTTACGGGTGTATCAGTGATTGAGGTGTGGCACAAGCCCACCAAAACGATGGTGACGGCCACAAGTACCCCAAGCAAGTTATATTCGTTCTACACGATGAATTTGCCATCATTAACCGCCATCAATTTAGTTGCTAATAATACGGATGAGATATTGATCCGTGTATTCAATACAAATAATTTGGTATGGGAGTATTTAGGGTATTGGATTACGGGAACTACCAACATTAATAACACTTGGAAACAATGGGATACAACGGCCCCCGTTTCACCACAATGGATAACACTATGAGTTTAGAATTTATACAACTACAATCATACACCGCACCATCAATCATTGAGCAAAAGAACAAAGATTGGGTGCAATATGGTGACGATAACAATTATTATCAGTATTTGATTGACTTGTATCATGGTTCACCGACCAACAATGCGTGTATTAAGGGTATTGCAGACCAAATTTATGGCAAGGGATTGGAGGTGACAAGCACATCGCGAAACCTACCAGGGTATATTGAGTTCAAAAAGATGTTTAGTGGGGACTGTTTACGGGCGGTAATCATGGATTTGAAGATGTTAGGCCAAGCATCGTTTCAACTTATCAAGTCAAAGGATAAGAAAAAGTATGTTCAAGCCAAGCACTTTCCACAACAAACACTTCGCCCCGCTAAGTGCAACGATAAAGGCGAGATTGAAAAGTATTATTATTATCCCGATTGGGCCAATATCAAGCGTGGCACACAACCCACAGAGATACGGGCATGGGGTTACGATGAATCTTCAAACGAATGTATACTAACCATCAAACCATATTCAACGGGTTCGTTTTACTTCGCACCCGTGGACTACCAAGGCGGTACGCAATATGCAAACTTGGAAGCGGAGATATCGAATTTCCACATCAACAACATCATGAATGGTTTGGCACCAAGTATGTTGATAAACTTCAACAATGGGCAACCACCCGCCGAGGTTAAAGACACAGTTGAAGCCCAAATCAAATCAAAGTTTGGTGGATCAAGCAATGCGGGTCGTTTTATTATCAGTTGGAACGATGGCAAGGATTCGGCTGCGGACATTACCCCAGTACAATTGAGTGATGCCCACAACCAATATCAATTCCTTAGTTCTGAATCAATGCAAAAGGTAATGATATCGCACCGAGTGGTATCTCCTTTGTTATTGGGTATTAAAGATGGAACGGGATTTGGCAATAACGCGGATGAATTAAAGTCGGCATCTATCTTGTTTGACAATGTTGTTATCAGGCCTTTCCAACGATTGGTTATTGATGCGGTTACCAAAGTATTGAACCACAATGGTTATAACTTGAATATGTATTTCAAGACATTACAACCCCTTGAATTTACGGATTTAACGGGCAATGTAATTGATGATGAAACCCGCGAGGAAGAAACGGGCGTATCGTTGTCATTAAAAAAAAAGATTGATTTAGCGGACATGACCATCGCGGATGAAGATTCGTGGTTGGAACATTTGAAAACCCGTGGGGAAATAATTAACACCGATGTATGGGAACTGATTGATGTAACGGAAGTTACGGATGCGGATGAGGAACTAAGATTTAACATGGCGTATGAAAATCCCAATAAAAAAAGTGGTGATGATAAAGGGGTTTACAAAATCCGTTATCGGTATGGCCCTCATATCGTGGCCGACAATTCAAGGCAGTTTTGTTCTACAATGGTTCAAGAATCCAAAGGGGGAGTAATTTATCGCCGTGAGGATATTTTGACAATGGGGGATGCGGGTGTGAACGGACAATTTGCACCAAGCGGACAAAGCTCATATTCTATTTGGAAATACAAAGGTGGGGTTAATTGCCACCACAGATGGGAACGATTGACATTCAGACGGAAGCAAATCAAGGGTAAATTTTTACCCAAGCAACCAGGCGAAAGCGGTGAAAACCGAGATTTAGAAAATTACAACGAAGTATCAAATAAGAGTGCCAATAATGCGGGGGTTCCATTTTCACCAAGTGGATGGGAAACGGCATCAACAAGGCCCATTGATATGCCAAACAAAGGTTCATTAAAAAACAAATAAGATGTACGCAAACGATGATGTATTACTAATCACCAAGGAGGACATATTCAAATACACTCAATTGAGTGGGAATTTTGATGTGGATAAAATAACCCCATTTATTAAGATAGCCCAGGACATCCAAGTGCAAGAATTGTGCGGTACTGTTTTGTATCGTAGGTTATTGGATGATGTGCAATCAAGCACCTTGGCGGGATATTATCTTTTGTTGGTGTCACACTATTTGCAACCTTTGTTGATCCATTACGCAATGAGTGATTTGTTATTATTCCATGGGTATGAGGTAACCAATGCGGGGATAGTTCGGAATTCACCCGAGAATACCCAGTTACCAAGCAAGGAGGAATTGGACACAATTGTGCAAAGACAAAGAAACATTGCAGAAACTTATCGGAGGCGTTGCGTTGATTACCTTTCTTTTTTTCCACAGAGATACCCAGAGTATACGGCCAACCAACAATCGGGTGAATATCCAAATACAAATCCATCGAATTTTGTTACATGGAATTTGTAAAAAAGACATACAAACCAAAGGAAGATAAGGTCAAGAAATTGACCACCTACATAACGCAGTTAAAAATCGTTAAAGCAATAAAATGTGATTTGTTCACAAAGGCGATTATCATATTGGTGATGTCAACGGGATGTTCAAGTCAATGGCATTTGAAAAAAGCCATCCAAAAGAATCCAAGTTTAATCACGACAAGTACCCATATCATTGATACGCTATTTGTACGCGATTCTGTGACCATTACAGACACTTTCACCACGGAAAAGGTGGATACCATCACAATTGAAAAAGACGGCGTTAAAACGATTGTTTATCGTAACCACGATATTATCAGAATCAAGACAATTGTTAAAGCTGATACGATCCGTTTCACCAAGACCATTCAATTACCCCCAACGATTCAATACAAGGAACGCATCAAAGTTCCCCAGGTCGTGGGCGTTGGATTGGCATTACTATTATTTGGCCTTTTATTATTTTTATTAGCACGAAGATGAATAATCAAAACTACGATAAGACAACGCAACCCGCACAAGGTTGGAAAACCCCATCACGGAGTTCCCCACAAGGAGGCGGAACACGGTCGTGTTTCTGCAAAGACAAATTAACATATTCCAAAAAATGTTGTGACGGAACATTGTGGGCGCAAGGCATTGGACCAATTACGGCCAACCCCTAACAAGTAACAATTTAATCGTTTTATAGATATGAGTATTAACGCAAGTTCATTTTCGGCGGGTTACACGGGAAGTGTAGTCGTTGCCAATACATCGGCCAAGGTTGGTCAATTTCGTGGCTTCGTAGTCAATAGTGACTGCGTGGTTTCGGCTTGTTTAGACCAGGCGAGTGCATCATTGATGACATCATTAGGATTAACAAGTGTAACGATCCGTCAAGGTGGTTTCGTTTGTGTTCCCGATGGAACTTATATATCATCAATCACCTTAACAAGCGGTACAATTATATTGTACAATGTTTAACCAAGGGCCGTTTGTTGGTGTACATCCATATTATTCGCCATTGGCGGATGAAATTGTATTGGGGTATATTGCCCATGTCACGGCAGATGGTGGATATTACGAAGGGATTGAATGTTTAGAAATTAAATTAAACGCATTAAGGGTATGAGTACTTTATTAGAACAAGCGAGTTTAATTATGATTCCGAGTGGCTACAAGGAAGATGTGGTCTATTCGGTAATACCCGAAACGGGTGCGGGTGATTTATCATTCACACGAGCATCCAACGGCACACGCATAAATAGTGCGGGATTGGTGGAGGTTACGCCGTGGAATTTGATTAATCAAGGGGGTACATTTAATGTAAGCCCGTGGGTTTATAGCGGAGGCACTACATTGACGGGAGGATTCACTGATGTAAATGGTACATCAAACGCATTTCGTTATCAATCAACGGGTGGAGGTTATAGATATGGATATAATACAAGTGCGTCTATTATAGCGGGTCAAGTTTATACGCATTCAGTATATGCTCGTGCGGTAAGTGGAACACAATCTGTTAAACTAACTGATGCGTATCAAGGCGGAAATTCAATAGTTACCCTAACAACCGAATGGCAAAGGTTGACATACACATTAACTGCATCAGGTGGAAATTTGGGTATTGAAATAGGCAATGATGGAAACAACGCAATGGATATTTACATTTGTTTTTCTCAAACTAATTTAGGAACCGCCAAACCCTATTTCCCCACTACCGACCGCTTGAATGTTCCACGCCTAACTTATCATAATCGCGGGGGCGGGTGTCCGAGTTTGTTCTTGGAGAAGCAAAGTACGAATTTGGTTAGTTATTCAGAGCAGTTTGAAAATGCTTATTTTGAAGTTGGAAGCGCAGCATCAGTTACGGCAAATACAACTACTTCACCCGACGGAACGCAGAATGCAGATACACTAACTGCAAATGGGACGGGTTCTATATTTGTCAGAAGAAATGTACACTTCGGTACTGGGCAAACTTGCGCACATTCGATTTTTGCAAAAAAGAATAATAATCGTTATGTCGGTTTGCGAAATAGCGGAACAACATCGGCGCACGATGTTTTTGATTTTGACACTAAAACTTGGACTAATAATTCGGGGGCGGTTTTGTCTTATGACGAATTGCCTAATGGTTGGTTTCGTTTGAAGTCAGTAAATACCGATGCAGTAAACTTAAATTATTATTGGAGTGTACTTCCCGCAGTCAGTACGGCAGGTGTTGAAAGCACCACCGCATCTAATTTGACTATTTACATTTGGGGCGCACAAGCCGAAGCCTCAAGTTACCCCACATCCTACATACCAACCACATCAGCAAGTGCCACAAGGGTGGCGGATGCTTGTAGCAAGACGGGGATTGGGTCGTTATTTGGAACAAATCAAGGAACATTCTTTATTGACTTGATGTATTATGGTAGTGAACAATTTGGATATTTATTTGATGTAACTGATTCTGCAAATACAAATCGTTTTTTAATGTATGATTCAAACGGGAGCGGGTTGTATATGTTTTATGATAGCAGTTATGCTCAAATTACTACAATCCAACTGACAAAAGGACAACGCTATAGAATTGGGGTAAAATATAATTCAAGCGGAACTTTTTGGTATGTTAATGGTGTTTTTTTAGCCACTGGAACTGTAAGTTTTGCATATCAAATGTCGCAAATTTATTTAGGCACGACCTATATTTTTACTGATAACACGGGAATGCAAGTCAACCAAACAATCGTATTTCCAACGGCTTTAAGCAATGCGGATATAACTGCCTTAACAACTATCTAAATGAAAACCTTTTTGAAATTCGAGTTCACCCCTACACAATGGGCAACCCTTCGCAAGTTAATTGAGCAAACCACACCCACACCCGACGGCGGAGAGTCCACGACTTGGGTAGATTGTGCAGTTGTTGAAATTGGGTTTATTTGTTTAGAGTGGGGGCAAGTGGATGACAAACCCGTTTGCACAAAGCAGTCCGACAAATGGGCGGTAGATATTCTATTTTATGCAGAACCCCCAAAAGAGTTTGAGCCGTATGCGGTTTATCCAAATCCGTGTGGGGTGCATACTTTTAGCGGTGATGATTCGCTTTATCTCAAAACTTTTTGCAACAAATACCCCGATTCACCTTATTGCATTGTACCAGAACCAATACAAGAATAATGACCGCCGTTAAAAAACCCAATGCCTTACCCGTCAGCTTTGACCAATTTCGTAAGAATCCAATTGCTGCCGTTTCTTTTTGTATGCTGTTGGCTGTGTCTTATTTGTATATGGACTTGCGTTCGGGGTATAAAGAACAGATTGAAAAGGCAAACCAAAAAATAGAGGCATTGGATGTAAAAATTGACAAGTTATCGTACGCATTGAAACGATCCGATTCTTGTTTGGCAAGTGCAATGACCGAAATCCGTATAATGCAAACAATGAAAAAACTATGAAAAACGCATTGATTATTTTTACCTCCCTATTTATGACGGGTTATGTGTTCACAAGTGCAAACGCAAAACAAAGCCCTACAATCGACGAACTCGATGTGTTGTTAGACAAGGTATCAAAACACATAGAAAGTTCAGCAGAAGTCACTAAAATGGCTCACACGATGAATGACAAGATGGTTGAATCAAAGGTTGCAGAAAAGGAAGCGTTAAAAGAGGATGTAAAGAAGGCGGAAGCTAAGGCCACCAAGTATGCAAACACCATGATGTTTATGGGTATTGATACCAGTATGGCAGATATGGACACCGCATCCATTTCAAATATGTTAAGGATCA